AATAGTAGAGGGTAGCCCTATTATTTGAGCACCCTCTACAATTTCAAGAGTTCCACCAATTACCGTTTTATCCCCGCCTTGCTCTATATAGTTTTTAACATTACTCATCCTGACTCACCTACGCTTTCATCTGCAATACTTTAATTGCTTCAGCAAGGATTAGTTTTCCGTCTACTCTCTGGGTTGCCCTGAAACCTACCTGACCATTAGCTGCATAAAGTTCATTTAATCTTTGGAAGGATCTGCCCTGTCTATCTGCCACCCAATAGTAACCGAAATCTCCGAAAGCGATAACTTTTGCTGCTGCAGCTATGTTTGGAACATAAGCGGATGTCATCACAGGTTTGTTTAGAATAGTGTCAGGCTGTCCTGCACTTATTGACGGCTGCCAGATATATTGACCGTTTCCATCCTTCAGCTTTCTAATTGCCTTAACCGTTGCATCATTCATTGTGAAAATTGCATTTTTGCGGTAAGGCAATTTTAAACTGTAAAACAAATCTATAACCTCATCAAAAGTAATTGCCGAGGCGCTTGCTCCAGTTATTCCAAGAGAAGCTCCTCCTGTGGAGTTAAATATCCCTGTAGGCTTTCCTGATCCATCTCCTATAAAGAAGGCTTCCTCTTCCTTAGCGCCGATTCTCCTTGCAAATTCTTTTGCAATATAACTCTCCAAATTAAAAACACTATCATTAAGGAGTTCTTCTGAGACCTTAATCATAGTGGCTAGTTTGAAGGCACCTATGGATACCTGCCCAAAAGCATCATCAGAGTCAATAATATTCCCTTCCTCTTCCACCCAGGAGGCAGTTCCCTTTGAAGCTACAACAGGAATTTTCTTGTCACCGGATGAAGTAGTAATAACCTTTGCAAGCTGTCTGAATATATTTTCTTCCTCAAGAGCCTGGATCAAGGTCGCTTCAAATTCATCCGGGACAAGATAGCCACCCTCGCTATCTGTGCCCACCTGCAAAGCATTTTGAACATCAAAACTGTTTTTGTTTCTCATGGAACGCCAAAAGGCACTCTTATACTCATCAGTGGCTCTTCCAGTCTTTGCTTCTGCATTTGATGCATTAGGTAAATTTCTGATTGCACCTTTTACTGGATTGTTAAGTTCCATATCCAGGGTCTGCTGTCTTTCCAATCTGTCAATTTCCTTGCCAAGACTTACAACATCAGCCTCCATCTTTTCATAGGTTGCTGTGTCCTCGGTATTAATTAGCCCGTCATTTCCTCGCTTTGTGTCAAGAAATGCTTTTGCTGTTTCCCAAGCCTTAGCTCTTTTTTCACGTAATTCTAAAATTTTATTCATTCCAAGTTCCTCCTTATAATTTTAAGAGGTCAAGCCTCTTGTCTAAGATGCTCATGTCTAAGTCTTTTACCTTTTCTTGCTTTCTCGGTAGCTTACTTAGAAGTGAATTGGTTACTGTCATCTTGCTAAAGATGATGCCTTCATTATCCGGCACATCTTCGCTCTTTTCGGAAAACATAATGCTATCTGCAAACCCAAGTTCCACTGCTTTTTTCGCATTAAACCAACTCTCAGCATCCATTAAATGTGCCAGCTTCGCCCTTGAAAGCCCTGTTTTTAGCTCATACGCATTGATGATGCTTTCCTTTACCTCACTAAGCATTGCAATTGCTTTTGACATTTCCTCGCTGTCACCAAAGGCTATGGTCATGGGATTGTGAATCATAAGCATAGCAACTGGAGATATTAACACTTCACCACCTGCCATTGCAATTACCGAAGCTGCGCTTGCTGCAAGACCATCAATTTTTACTGTAACCTTGCCCTTGTAGTCCATGAGCATGTTATAGATTTGACTTGCTGCGAAAACATCTCCACCCGGTGAGTTTATCCAAACGGTAATATCACCATTGCCACTTAATAGTTCTGTCTTAAACTGCTTTGGTGTGACTTCATCGCCGTACCAAGTTTCCTCTGCAATGGCTCCGTCAAGATAAAGCGTTCTTCCTTCTTCATTTTTGACCCAGTTCCAAAATTTCTTATTCAAGGTTTGATACCTCCTTTACGTTTAAATTGCATTTAAAAAAGCATACTCACCAAATAGCTCAATTGCTTTCTGGTTGTATGCTTTAGCTGCTTCAATTATTTTTTCTGGTGGAAATCTACCTATGGTATATCGCCTCCCTTTATAACCTATCCTAACTACTAATCTGTTTCCCTTTTTGTCATATTGAACTCCTTTATACCCTGTGGTGTTATCGCTCCTTAATCCTTGATTAAAGCAATTTTGATGTGTACTGCAAATCCTGAGATTTTCTCGGGAATTATTCATCGGATTTCTATCAATATGGTCAATAAACGTATTTTTAGGTGGCTTCAAGAGCAATCTATGGAGCTTTATCATTTTCCCCTTATCATGTGTTAGAGCATAACCTAAGCTATCTATGTGCCACGTATATCTCATCACTACTGGTAAATCAAACGAATCAAAAATGAATTGTTTACCATTTGCTACGGTGCAAGTTGTTATTCCGTTTTTGGATATATAACTGTTGCATTTACCGCAACTCTTAGTATGACCTCCTCTTAAATGTCCTTGTTGTACAATAGTTTCATTGCCACACGCACATTTACATTTCCACATCTGCTGACCATTTTTTGCATTATATTCTTTTTTCAATACTGTCAATTTTCCATAAATCTCATTGGTTAAATCAAGTCTTATTATCGCCACCTCCTCCTTCCTCATATTTGCCTGCCCAAGCCCCAGCGTTAGCCATGTCAATAAAGTTTCCATTAACCAAATACTTTGACCCGCCTAGTTCGTCTGGTATCAAGTTCATTTCTTCTAATTCCCTAATATCGTTGGCTGACATAATGCCGTTTTGGCGCATTGTTTGATAAAAGTTAGCTCTTGAAGCGGCATCGCCTCGAAGCCTCGCATTTAAGTTGAATTTTATAAAGTATATTTTTTTCTCGGTTTCTGTAAACAATGACCGTTGCAACGATTGCTCAATTCTCGACACCCAAGGAATAATTGTATTGTCTATGAAACTGATGGACTGGTGTTCAATATTACTGAAGGTAGCTTTGTCAAGACTTGCCACTAGATGAGGAGGCACCCTGAAGATTCTACATATTTCCTCAGTTTGAAATTTACGAGTTTCCAAAAACTGGGCTTGCTCCGGTGGTATGCCGATTGCCTGAAATTTCATTCCTTCTTCAAGCACCGCAACTCGATGAGCATTGGTACTTCCTTGATAAACGGTGTTCCAACTTTCTCTTACTCGCTTAGGATCTTTAACGACACCTGGATGTTCTAAAACGCCACCAGGGTTTGCTCCATTTGCAAAGAACTTTGCTCCATATTCTTCGGTTGCAATTGACATACCGATTGCATTCTTTGCCATAGCAATAGGTGAGTATCCTACCAACCCATCAAATCCAAGTCCCGGAATATGCAAGACCTCCTCGGCCCTTAAAATTACTGTGCCAGTATCCTTAAGGTACTGATAAAAAATCTCTCCATTTGAAGTTCTATCCACCGTTATCTTGTCAGGGAGCAGTGGATAAAGAGCTACGACTCTACCCCTGCCATCCCTGATAATCTGTGCATAGGCATTTCCCCATAATAAAAGATGACTCATCAGTGTTTCTCTAAACACAAATGAAGTCATCTCTGGGTTTGGCTCATCATGAAGCAGATAATATAAAGGATGATCTAATGCTTTGTCTTTTCCCCTATCCATATATTTATAAGTATGAAGCGGCAAACTAGCAATGGTTTCTGCCAGTATTCTAACGCAGGCATATACTGCTGTGGTCTGCATAGCTGTTCTTTCATTGACAGTTTTACCGCTCGTGGTACTTCCAAAGAAAAAGCTATACGCACTACCCGACAAGTAGTTTGATACAGGCTTATCTCTGGACTTAAAAATTTTATCAAGTAGGCTCATAAAATCAGTAACCCCCTTTCATCATAAACTGACATTCCTGTGTTTCCGCCATTCCTAATTGCTCTATCGAGCGCCATTATTGTGGCGACTGCGCCGTCAATCTTCTCTGTGGACTTTTCCTTGTCCGCTTTGATGTTTCCAGCAGGGTCAGTACGGATGAAGATGTTGTCCATCATCCACCGAAGCACTGGTTGCCCGCCATGTGCAATTTTTTGCTCCAAAGTCAGTTTCATCAGCTCTTTGGTAGGAGGGGACATATCCTTGAAGCCCTGACCAAAAGGAACAACGGTGAAGCCCAGGTTTTCAAGATTCTGCGTCATTTGCACAGCTCCCCAGCGGTCAAAGGCAATTTCACGGATATTGTACTTCGTGCCAAGATCCTCAATGAAGCGCTCAATAAAGCCGTAATGCACCACGTTACCCTCGGTAGTTTGTAGAAACCCTTGCTTTTTCCATATGTCGTAATTCACGTGGTCGCGCCGAACACGCAGGTCAATGTTGTCCTCTGGTATCCATAAGAACGGCATTACGCTGTATTTGTCTTCTTTATCTAATGGAGGAAACACCAGAACGAATGCAGTAATATCGGTGCTACTGGAGAGGTCAAGCCCACCGTAGCAGATGCGACCTCGCAAGGCTTCCGTGTCAACAGCAAATGCACAGGCATCCCATTTCTCCATCGGCATCCAGCGCACCGCCTGTTTGACCCATTGATTGAGTCGTAACTGACGAAAGCTGTTCTCCTCGGCCGGATTCTGTCTGGCCGACTCAAATGCCGCTTTGACCTTATCCATACCAACTGTGATGCCGAGCGATGGATTCGCTTTCTTCCACACTTTGGGGTCAGCCCAATCGTCTTCTTGTGCTGCACCGTAGATAACGGGATAGAAGGTGGGGTCGTGCTTTCTGCCGTTTATAATATCCAATGCCTTTTGATGTACCTCCCAGCAAATACTGTTCTGGTTATCCCCGGCAGTGG